GTCATCAACACGCCTATCAGATGAACTCCCAGCATCGCCGCCCCAACCTGATCTGTTGGTGCTTTCAATGTGTCTTAGTATTCCCCAGTTGAAGTGATCATTGTTGGTGAATGTGACTCCGGTACTACCGTTGGCTTTTGTAAAAGTTGATCCAGTTGGACTATTGCTTTTGGTAAATCTACCGTTGTATGTAGCGTATTCGACTTCGGTCTGTTTGTCCAATACACTCTGTGGAACAACTATTTCTACTCTGTCGTCATAACTTACTTCTTGTGCTTCTTCCATAGTAAGCATATAGCTTGTGGTTCTTGAAGTTGGTCTTCTTTCTTCGCACTCTACTTTTCTATCTGGAATAGTTATAGCACCGCCTGGTGTTTCCATATCGTCATAAAACGCATCAATGTCTTCACCATGCTTTAGTGTTACTTGGAACAATTCCATGTTACGCCTCCAGTTGTAGTATGTTTAGATCTACTTGTACAGTGCTAGTGCCACCGCTTTTGTTTGTAACTCTACATGGTATATTTGTTGTTGGAGAACTTTCTAAGTTGAATCCATAAGCACCTGGGCTTATAATGACTGTGTCAGCACCAGTTGTAATAACTTCTGCTATTACACCTGCGTCTGATGTAGGATCAACACCTTCTGCTCTTGCGGCATCTGCTGTTCTTGTTGCGGCACTAACATACAATCTTACTCTTGCGGCTCTGTCTGTTGTTATAGTCAGTAGTGCGTATGATTTGAATCCTGTGATGTCTAAATCTGCTTGTGCGGCATCTGCCAAACTTGAAGTTGTGCCTGTTGCTGTGCTTCTAGTAGGTAAGCCACCACTAGCAAGTGTGTCATATGTAATTTCACCTGTAGTTGGATTGTATTCCATACTATGTGTACCACTAGCATTACGTACTGGTTTAACTACAAAACTATCTGCTGTTGTATTTTCTATTTGGGTACCAGTTGCGTTTAATATAATCGAAGTTGCTGCTTGCGGATTTACAAATCCGCCTGCCCTGTTCCCAATCGCTATTGCGTTGTCGCCTTGTCCAGCTAAGACAGCCAAATTACCAATCGCTATCGCACTTTCGCCTTGATTATTAACCGCAGTGCCGTTGCCAATTGCTATTGCGGCACCGCCTTGATCGGTTGTAGCCGCACCAGTGCCAATTGCTATGGCGGAGAGGCCTTGACTAGTTTTACCTGCTGATTCACCAATTGCCACTGCCGTATTGCCTTGACTAGTTTTACCTGCTTGTTTACCAATTGCTATTGCCTCTGTGCCTTGGCTAGTTTCACCTGCCAGTGCGCCAAGTGCGATTATTGATGGACCATTAGCATTATTTTTATCACCTAAATCGTCCCAAGTTGTGTCACTAGCAAATATAATTGTATCAGTAGCAGAATCCGTGGTTATAATCATACCATCGCCTGCTTCAAAGGTTAATGTATCTGCATTGCCGTCTGCAAGGACTTGAGTTTGACCAGCTACTGCAATACCAACAAATGCCAATGGTGCTCCACCATTAGAATCCACATATGCTTTAGTTGCGGCATCTGTATCTGCTGTTGGTGTACCTAAGTTTGTAATTTTACTTCCACTAGCATTAACTATTCCACTGCCACTATTAGCTGACAAAATAATATCAGTAGCACTAGTAATAGTTGGTGTACCCACAGCCGTTGATGTAATTGAACCAGTAATATTAATATTTCCTGTTCCAGTAATATCATTACCGTTTAGATCTAAATCAGTAGCCAGCTCACTTAAATTAGGTGGAGTATATGTAAACACACCCGTTACATTGTTATAAACTAAACTTGGGCTAGCACTAGCACTAGCACTTACTACACTTAATGCTGATAATGTAATGCCGCCAGACCCACTTGAATCGTTTGCTGGCTCCCATTGGACGCCGTCCCATTTTAAAACTTGGCCAACACCTGGAGGTGTAGTACTTGTATCTACGTCAGATAAATCGTCAATTCCTTGAACAATTGATAATCCAGTAATAGTTGCGCTGGTAAAGTCGATATTAGTATTTGTAAAGTCAACAGCTACACCGTTTACAAATTCTACTGAATTGGCAGAGTTACCAAGTACAACGTTACCTGCTTGGTCACCAATTGTAATACCTGCATCAGTTGTTGTACGCATAACGATACCATTACTACCACCCACTAGTGATAATGCGTTTAATTCCTCTTTTATCAGAGAACCACCGCTACCAGTAATCTGGTTACCATTTAAATCTAAATTACCACCAAGTTGTGGTGATGTATCATCAACTACCTCTGTGCTTAATGTACTTAAACTAACAGTGTTGCCGCCGGTAATAGTTAAATCATCACCTGCTAATGTTAATGTTTGACTGTCACTACCTGGCGCACTTTCGAGAGTAGTTACTCGACCATCTAAATCGGTGAAGTTACTATCTAACTCTGTATGCGTTAATGCGCTACCTTTTACTAGTCTTTTAGTTATTGCCATGTTTTTTATCCTTACAGCACGTAATCGTCATCCGTATACCCGTCTTCAACAAAATCGCTATTAACTTTATTGTCTGGACGTGGCATAATGACATCACTTATTGCTTGCTTTCTATTAAATTCTTCATCGTTTACCATTGACTTGGCATCTTCTGTAATATAATCACTTGCGTTATATGTACGGTCTACCCAAGTCTTGTCAGTTACGTTGTCGTAACTTCTGTTCCACTTAGAACCTCTTCTCACAAACATACGGTTCGGACTAAAGTCTGTTCTAATAAAATATTCGCCTTCATTGGCATCTGCTGGAAAAGCACTTCCACTTGCTATTGTTTCGCCATGGTTATATGTATTATCTTGTATTACAACACCACCAGCAGTTGCGTGTTCAAAACCATATAAATGATCTAGTAAACTTGTACCATCTGGATCTTCTTGTGCGGCACTTGCTACAATCGCATCACTAACATTAAACTCTGACTTATATGTGCTCATATCGTAATTTAGTGTAGCACTATCACTGGCATCACCAAGTATATCATTAAACTCTTGTGCGTCTGTAAGTGGATTAAGTTTTACTCTCCAAATATGACTATACCAAGTTTGACTAAATCCTTCAGCACCACGGTTGCCGTCTGCTACTACATAATACTTGCTTATAGGTGCTTTATTAGCATCTAATAACAAATCATCACGTAAGTGAGGTAATTCTAGTACATCACCAGGTAATAGTTTTCTTCCAAGTAATTCAACCATATCATTAGTATGGAATGTCATATAAAATTGATCGTTTGCTAAAAACATACCAAATTGTGTTAGGTCAAAATCATTGTCTTGTACATTATATATACCACGCAGATCGTAAATGTCTGGATCGTATTTTCTATCTCTGTTTTCCAAGAATAATAAGTCTTGTATTTTAGTTTCATTAATGAGACTATCTACATTAATAAAATCTCCACTGAGTGGATCCACTTCACGTCCGTCAATATAATTGGGCTGTGATGGATCATTTTGATTGGGCTGTGCAGCTGGGCCTACATACTTGTGTACGTTAACTCCTGTGCCTCCAATCCAAAATTGCTCACGGATCTGGCGATCCATAAAGTGAAAATCGTTAGTTTTAGTTGGTTTATATAATGTTAAACGTGGCATACGTATATTTATGGCTTGACAATGGTTTCTAGATAGTGTATTGTTTATAAGTAACGGCAATATAGTTCAGGAGAATAACATGGCTAAAACATCAACTCGTAAGAAAAAAACAGTACGTGCTACAAGACGCAAAGGCGCTTGGGATATGGTTCCTACAAAGGATTGGCATACAGCACAATATCATATTCATTATATGATGGAGTCAAAAGAGTGGTTAAATCAAGTTAAGAACTATATTAAGAAAAACTACGATAAAGAAGTACAAACATCTATTAATAAGTTGCCAGACTGGAAAGTTGGTGGTAAAAGTCACTGGGCAACAGCAGCATTTATTGAAGAAAATGTTCCAGATAAAATTCATCCTGACTATGTGGGTAAACTGGATGCATGGATTAAAAGTCTAGCAGAAGAAGGACGTAAGATTGTTGAGCTTAAAAAGATCGAAGCAACTACAAAAAAAGTAAAGTATGTTCCTACAATTCAGGAAAGACTTGAAGAAGCAACCATTGATAAAATGGAAGAACTTGATCAGTGGGAAGATGATTGGATTCGTGATCCTAAAAAGAATCCACTTAAAGACAAACAACCTCTAAAATTATTCCGTAAGCTAGAAGTTAATCTAGGACATGCTCGCTTTATTCAGCAGTTTTATGAAGGTGCGTATCAAGAGCTAGAAGAACTTATTAACTTGCCTACTCCTAAAAAACAAGACGATATGCAACAGCAACTTGCTGAAGGATACAGTCACTTGAGTACAAAAGAAAAGAAAGAGCTACATGGTTTTTACCAACGTATTTTCCAGGCACTAGAAATACTACGTGCTGAAAAGAAACAAACAAGAGCTGTCCGTAAGCCAAAGCAAAAGAGTGCTGTTGACTTAGTTAAGAAGTTGAAGTTTAAATCAAGTGATCCAGACTACGGTATTAGCAGTATCCCTCCACAAGACATCGTTGGTGCTACTGCGCTAGTTGTGTTTAATACTAAAACACGTAAACTTGGCATCTACTATGCACAACACGAAGCTACACTACAAGTTAAAGGTACTACACTTCAGTTCTTTGATGACAAGACAAGCCGACAAAAAACAGTGCGTAAGCCAAATGAAGTATTACCTAATTGGAAAAAGGTAACACAGCATAAACTTAAAACACAGTTCGGATATCTGAAAACTACTGATATTAAAATGAACGGTAGGATTAATGAAGATACTATTTTACTAAAAGCCTTCAAATAGTATAAATACTTGCATGGCAAAACGTGATGAATTAATTAAAGAAATCGAACTTCGCTTAGGCGGACAAATGGTAGACGTAGAGCTCGATCCAGAGCACTACGATCTTTCCATCCGTAAGGCATTGGAAAAATATAGACAACGTAGTGAAAATGCTGTTGAAGAAAGTTTCATTACATTAGACTTAGTAATTGATGTTGCTGACTATACTTTACCTGATGAAGTTATAGATGTTTACACTATTTACAGACGAGCAAGTGGCACACTTAATGGTAGTGGTGGTGCTGATATGGAACCATTTGAAGCAGCATACTTAAACAACTATTTGTTACACGGCGGTAGAGCTGGCGGACTAGCAACGTTTGATGCTTTATCACAACATCGTGAAACACTTGGTCGTATTTTTGGTAAAGAGTTATTGTTTACTTGGAATACTGTTAGTAAAAAAATAACAATTCATCGCAGAACGAAAGCCGCTGATACTGTATACTTACACACTTATAAACAGCGTAGTGAAGAAGAACTACTAAGTGATACATATGCCATGCCATGGATTAAAGAACTATCACTAGCATATAGTAAACTAATGTTAGCAGAAGCTCGTGGTAAGTTTAATACTATTGCTGGCCCACAAGGCGGTACTAGTCTTAATGCTGATGCATTACGTAGTGATGCACAAATGGCAATCGACAAACTAGATGATGAGCTTAAAACTTATACTGATGGCCAAGCTGGCTTAGGGATAATTATCGGTTGACAAACGGTCCTGATCCTATTATCATATAAGCATGAACAATTTTCAACCTTTGTATACTGCTGGATTCTATCATGGAGAGTTTTCAGAATCTGAACTTGCACCAGTTACCAATGAGATAGTAAACATTCAAAGTAATATTAACTCAGCTGTTCCAAATAACAATAATTTAGCAGGTAATATTGAGCGTGAATACGTTATCACTCCTGATTGTATTATGGAACAATTGTATCCACATATTGTTAATTATGGAATACAAATGGGATCATTTGAAAAAGATAATATTCCAGAATTCAAGGAAAACGGAACTTGGGTAAATTTCCAAAAGAAGTATGAATTTAATCCAATACACAGTCATGAAGGTAAATTTAGTTTTGTAATATGGATCAAGGTACCTTTTCTTATGGAAGATGAACTAAGTCTTAATAATGTTAAGTACAGCAACTCGCCACAAGCTGGAATGTTTAACTTTCACTATACTGACATACTAGGAAATATAAAAACGACTTGTTTGCCAATAGACAAAACAATGGAAAATCATTTTATAATCTTCCCATCAAAATTATCTCATTCTGTAAATGCGTTTTATACATCAGATGAATATCGAATCAGTATTGCTGGTAATGTTATTTTTTAGCTATTGACAAATTCAAATAACTTTGCTATTATGTAAACATGAAATTAAAATTACTAGTAATAGGTCATGGACGCCATGGCAAAGATACTGTCTGTGAGATACTCAGAGATACGTATGGATATACATTTGAAAGTAGCAGTAAGTTTTGCTCTAAACTTTTTATATACGATGACCTTAAAGACAAATACGGATACAATAACGAAGAAGAATGTTATGCTGACAGACATAACCATAGACAAGAATGGTATGATGCGATCTGCGATTACAATGTACCGGATCCTGCTACACTAGGTAGAGAAATGTTTAATGCTTATGATATCTATTGTGGGCTAAGAAACAAAAAAGAATTCCATTCTATGAAAAACACAGGTGTATTTGATTACTGTATTTGGGTTGACCGTAGTGACCATTTACCTCCAGAGAATAAAAATAGTATGAGTTTAGAACAGTGGATGTCAGACTTTACTATCTGTAACAATGGTACATTAAAAGATCTTGAGTTTAATGTACATGCTCTTATCTCACATATTGATCCTTATAGTACAAGTTAACTACGTAGTTAACCACTGTTTCCCCCTTGATATATAGCTATTCTAATAAATACAAACATAGAGATATGACCAGAGGAGAAAAAAATGGCTTTAGTATCACCAGGTGTACAGGTTAGTGTAACTGATGAAAGCGCATATGGCGCCGCCGGAAACGGCACAGTACCACTAATCGTTGTCGCAACGAGAGAAAATAAAACAGACCCAACTGGTAGTGAATCAGATGGTATTGCAAAATTTACAAAAGCAACACAGGCTGGCAATGTAATTTCAGTTACATCACAGCGTGAGCTTACACAATATTTTGGTAATCCAACATTTACTACAAGTGGAACAGCTATTGTACAAGGTAGCGAAACAAGTGAATACGGCTTATTAGCCGCATACAGTTATCTAGGACAAGGATCACGAGCCTTTATCGTTCGTGCTAATATTGACCTAGCAGAATTAGATTCAACAACAGTTCAACCAACAAGTACTTACTCAACAGCAAATGCATATTGGTTAGACACAGACGCTAGTAAGTATGGTATCCACGTATGGAATTCAACTACTGAAGTATGGGACTATAAAACACCAACAGTAGAAGTAATTAGTACAGCGGCAGGCACAGTACCAGCGGCAACAGTTGTAACTGGCGGATATCACGTAGTAATTTCAACTTTAAGTAACAGTATTGAATATTATAAAGAAAGTGGAGCGGCATGGGTAACAGCAGGCGCAACACTAGCACCACACTATAGCGTACCAGTAGGACCAAGTAATGGCGATGTATGGGTTAAAACAACAAGCCCAGGTAATGGTGTAAGTATTGTTATTAGTAAATTTATTGAAGATGCATTTACTCCACAAACAGTAGTAGGTGTAAGCGATGGTTCAGACAACGCAGATATTACTACATTTGTTCCACAAGATGCTTCAAGCGCAACAGCACTAACATCAAGTGCAACAGCAGGCGGTATACTTTTAGGTGAAGCGGTAGATCAAATTGATATCTTAGTAGTAAGCGGCGCAGGCGCACCGTCGGCATTAGCTTCTTCAATATTAGCACAAATTGCAGCACCAACTGCTACAGCAACAACTGGTCAATATTGGTTTGATAATACAATTGATTCATTAGACATTTACGTTAGTGCTGGTTCAGCTTGGACAGCAGCCGCTGATGTACAGTATAGTACAACAGCGCCAACAACAGATGGCACAGGTAACGCACTAGCAGACGGTGATGTTTGGGTAGACACAACACTAGCAACAGCAGCAAATGCTCGTGATTATCCAAAGATTTATCAACATAATGGTTCAACTTGGGT